AGCGCCTGTTTGACCAGTACCACCAGTACCACCAGTTGCTGTGCTAGCTGCTCCAGTTCCTCCTGTTCCACCAGTTCCAGTTCCACCTGTACCACCAGTATGTCCAGTTCCGCCTGTTCCGCCTGTGTGACCTGTGCCACCAGTTCCGCCAGTAGCACCTACACCACCAGTACCACCAGTACCAGTTCCGCCAGTACCACCAGTACCGCCTGTGGCACCTGTTTCTCCAGTTCCACCAGTACCACCAGTTGCTGTGCTAGCTGCTCCAGTTCCACCAGTTCCGCCTGTGTGACCTGTACCACCAGTACCACCAGTTGCACCTTGACCACCAGTTCCACCAGTGCCTGTTCCGCCTGTTCCACCAGTTCCACCTGTAGCGCCTGTTTCCCCAGTTCCACCTGTACCACCAGTGCCACCAGTTGCTCCATCTCCACCTGTTCCACCAGTACCAGTTCCACCAGTACCACCTGTAGCGCCTGTTCCACCAGTTCCGCCTGTCTGTCCAGTTCCGCCAGTTCCTCCTGTGTGACCAGTACCACCAGTTCCACCAGTTCCTTGTCCACCAGTTCCGCCAGTTCCACCTGTAGCGCCTGTTCCACCAGTACCGCCAGTACCTGTTCCACCAGTTCCACCTGTGCCTCCCGTTGCACCTGTTTCACCAGTTCCTCCAGTACCCCCAGTAGCGGTAGACGCAGCGCCTGTACCACCAGTTCCACCAGTTCCAGTTCCACCTGTTCCACCAGTTCCGCCTGTTGCTCCATCTCCACCTGTTCCACCTGTGTGACCTGTGCCACCAGTTCCGCCTGTTTCTCCAGTTCCACCTGTTCCGCCAGTTTGACCTGTACCACCAGTTCCACCTGTCTGCCCAGTTCCGCCAGTTCCACCAGTGCCTGTTCCACCAGTTCCACCAGTACCACCAGTAGCGCCCGTTTCTCCAGTTCCACCTGTGCCACCAGTACCACCAGTATGTCCAGTTCCACCTGTTCCGCCTGTTCCTTGTCCACCAGTACCACCAGTTCCACCTGTTGCTCCAGTTTGTCCAGTTCCACCAGTACCACCTGTAGCACCATCTCCACCTGTTCCACCAGTTCCAGTTCCACCAGTTCCACCTGTGTGACCAGTACCACCAGTACCACCAGTTCCTTGTCCACCAGTTCCACCTGTGCCACCAGTTGCTCCAGTACCACCTGTTCCACCAGTGCCCGTTCCACCAGTACCACCAGTATGCCCAGTTCCGCCAGTTCCGCCAGTTTGACCAGTTCCGCCTGTTCCACCAGTTTGACCTGTGCCACCAGTACCACCAGTGCCTGTTCCACCAGTTCCGCCAGTTCCGCCCGTAGCACCATCTCCGCCAGTTCCGCCTGTTTGTCCAGTACCACCTGTTCCACCTGTATGTCCAGTACCACCAGTTCCACCAGTGCCTGTTCCACCAGTTCCGCCAGTTCCACCAGTTGCACCAGTTTCTCCTGTGCCACCAGTTCCGCCAGTTCCGCCTGTTGCTCCATCTCCACCTGTTCCACCTGTATGTCCAGTTCCACCAGTACCACCAGTACCTTGTCCACCAGTTCCACCTGTGCCACCTGTAGCGCCTGTTCCACCAGTACCACCAGTTCCAGTTCCGCCTGTTCCACCTGTGTGACCTGTGCCACCAGTACCACCAGTTTGACCTGTGCCACCAGTACCACCTGTTTGCCCAGTTCCACCAGTACCACCAGTACCAGCACCACCAGTACCACCAGTTCCGCCCGTAGCACCATCTCCACCAGTACCACCAGTACCAGTTCCACCTGTTCCACCAGTTGCTCCAGTTCCTCCTGTTCCGCCAGTTTCACCTGTACCACCAGTTCCGCCAGTTTGACCTGTTCCGCCAGTACCACCAGTACCTGTTCCACCAGTTCCGCCAGTTCCGCCTGTAGCGCCTGTTTCACCTGTGCCACCAGTACCACCAGTTCCGCCAGTAGCACCTACACCACCAGTTCCTCCTGTGTGACCAGTTCCACCAGTTCCGCCAGTTTCACCTGTGCCACCAGTTCCGCCAGTTTGACCAGTTCCGCCCGTACCACCAGTACCAGTTCCACCAGTTCCGCCTGTGCCACCAGTTGCTCCAGTTTCTCCTGTACCACCAGTACCACCTGTTTGCCCAGTTCCACCAGTACCACCTGTGTGACCAGTTCCGCCAGTGCCACCAGTACCACCTGTAGCGCCTGTTTGACCAGTACCACCTGTTCCGCCTGTTTGACCTGTACCACCAGTACCACCAGTTCCAGTACCACCAGTTCCACCAGTAGCACCACCTGATGCTATCGAAGCAGATGTGAATATTCCACCACCAAGCTCCATAGATGAAGAAACAAATAAACGCCCGAATGAGCCTGTTGAAGCAGCTGAACCACTAAAGTGACTACCAGTGATAGCTCCAGATACATCTGCGCCATCTACTATAGAAAAATCACCTGCGGGTTCAAATTGTCCTGTTACTTTTACGCCCATTCTATGTTCCTATACCGAATCTATGAGAATCGTTAGATTACTCATTGTTAATAAATTTGTCGATCTCCAAACGTGATACGTTTCTTGAAAACCAACTACATTTGTTACTGTGACATCACTCTGTGCTGTTACATCAAAAGGTAAACCTGTACCATTATCTTTAAATTGAAATTCTGATGCATTATCTCCATACCTATCTGGAAAAGCTATTATAACATATTTGTCTGTAAAAGAACCAACACTTAATGTTTGGCTTATGATATTTCCATCATCATATGAAGAGTTTGCATTGTAGGAATCCCAATCACCTGAAGTTTCTAAGAAACTTTCATCATAACTATCTGCTTGTGCATCGAATCCCCAAATAAAATAATTTTTCTTTTGTGTAGATGTTACTGTAGTAAAAGTTGTTGAGTGTGCATCTACATTAGCTATTGCACTAGCGTACACAAGAAAGTTTTCTGTAAATCCAGCAGTATTTAAATAACTTACTGTTTCCTTTAATGGTGTTAGTGCAGTAGCATCTGTTCTGTCCATAGCAACAGTTAATAAATTAGCACCACTACCAGCTCTTACTTGTGCTACATTAGTATCACCACTTCTATGTGCAAATGCCAAATAATTAGAACCACCAACTGATACTGTAAGTGTTCTTGTTGTATCATTAGTAGTAACTGTATTGGCAGCTGCTAATGTTCTTATATCTGCTTGAGCAAATCCATTGTTCTTACTTATTTCACCATAAACAAATTGATTTCTAAAATATATTCTTTGGTCTGTATAACTATTACTAGTATCACTTCCAGCTGAAGCAAATAATCTAAATCTTATATCGTGTCCACTCGTTAATGGAAAAGTTATAGCCATAGGATTTGTTCCTGATGTAAAGCTTGAACTCAATGGAAACATATCATATGAACTACTTATTGAACTATTGACATAACCTTGAATTTTTGGCGCTCCTGCAGAACTTCCCTCAAATCCATCAGGCGGACCGTTATTATAAGTTGCAGTAAATGTGATAGTACCTGCGGCTTTCCAAGAACCTGAACCAATTAATGTTGGTGAGGTTGAATAATTCATATCAAAATCTGCTATTGAAAATACAAAAGTAGCATCATGCGCTGCTGGAACAAACCTTGTTCCATTAAATTTTAAAACTTCATCACGAGAAACTCCAGTTGTTCTTAAATCAATACCATCTATCTGAGATAATCCAAATGAGCCAGTCGAGGCAGACGAACCACTTACATTACCTCTACGAACTTCGAGGTCGTGTTTTAATATATTTTTACCTATATATTTAAGGTTAGACATATTATGTCATTTCCAATATACTTGCAAAAACATCTATATCACCATTTGCAGAAGCTGCTGTTTCTAATAAATCACCAGCACCTAAATTAATAGGTTTCTCAATTACTACTGTCGAGTCTGCTGGTACATCTACAGTCTTTAGTATGTATCTTCTATCATCAAAATTAGCACTACCACTAATAGATAAATCAATAGTAGCATCATTTGTACCATCAATGTTACTTAAATATACTGCGTGAACTACAGCAGTAGTAGCAGCAGGACAAGTATACAATGTTTGTATACTCGTTGTTGAACCGCTTGCTGCACTTTTAAATGTATTAGCCATATTATCCTCCAAATACTATTGCCATCGCCGTAGCGTGGTCTATTACTGATGTTCCTTGTTCAAATACTCTACCACCTGTAGTGTTTATATTACCACTACCTGTTATATTTCCCTCAATGGATAAAATTCCTGAACCACTTATAGTTCCAACAACTTCTAACTCATTAGATGGTAATTCATTATTATTAGCACCTATAAAAACTTTAGTTCCATTACCAAATACTGCTCTATTACCAGTCTCGTGGTCTAATAGCAACATTTGACTATTATTAGTAACTATCCTAATTAAATTTGCACCATTAGATTCTATCCAAGTTTGTTTATCTTCTTCAAAATATATTCTTTGGTCTTCATCTAATAAAATATCACCACCTATTGATACATTATCATTAATTTCTGCTCTACCAAATGAACCAGTTGAAGTTGCTGAGCCACTTATTTGTAGCGCGTCTGGAAATTTTACTAATTGTTCATCAGCATCAGTTCTAAAAAGTGTATTATTAGAATTATCCTTAATTTGAAAGTCTATGTTGTTAGAACCATTATTAATGGTGACAAGGTGTGGTGTTGAACTCTTATTATGCATCCCCACGAAATCAAGACCACCAGCTTGAAATCTAATCCTATCATCGGTAAAGTAGATTCGTGTATTTACATCACCCTTATGTTTAATGTATTCTCCAACAATTAAATCATCAAACACACTTACATTACCATTTACTTGTATACCACTTGCAGTAAGCTCACCAGTTATAACCTTACCAAACGAACCAGTTGAGGTTGCTGAGCCACTTACATTACCACCATAATCTGTGAATTCAGCAGTTGAACCAACAAGACTACCAGAAAGGGTAAATGAACCTGTAAGTCTAGGATTTAATTGTTTACTTTTTTGTAAAGCCATACATCTTCTCTTCTACTTTGCCAATGAACTCTCATTGACTTTGAAATTTTTCTTTTATGCTCTATAGATTTCGGTTGTTTCATCTTTTCAATCGTAGCTACAGTTACTTTTCTATCCATCTGTGCGCACGACTTACATACACTATTATTACCGACTGCTCTATCAAAAGCATCTTTTCTCGAATATGTCAGCATCTTACTACAAGATGGACATTTTCTATTTTTTCTATCTTTCCAATGCCTTTTTCTCATAGTAATAAATATAAAGAAATAGTAAAAGAAAGGTGGAACTATGAATTAAATTTACCCATAGCCATAATTTCATCGTCATCTTCTAACTCATATCCAATACTATCAGTATCCACGTGCAATTGAAATGTAGCGCCAGCTTGATGTATTTTTAAAGCATCGTGTTCCATATATTGTCCGTTTAGAAAGAATATAAAATCGTTTTCTGATGTAGCAGTTAGTCCTGTTGGAGCGGAAGCGGTTACTGCAGTAAAGCTGGCAGTTGTTGCTGTTATAGCATTAGATTTATGAACAAACGATTTTCTTAAATATGTATTAGTATCACCTGTAGTGACTCCATCCACCGATAAAGATCCTGAAACATTTAAACTTCCTGTAAATTGGTGTGTATCATCAATTGTATCACCAAACCTCGTTGAACCACTTGCTTGTTGTACAGACATCGATACTATAGATGATGAAACCACATAGTTTTCTGCAAAAATATCACCTTTAACCTGTAAATCTGTGCTTATTTCAGCTATACCTCTATCATTTTGTGATATGGTAAAAGATGTTGGTCCGATATGTAAAGCGTTTGAAGCACTAACAGCATTAAATTGAACTGTACTCGTAGTTCCTACTTCTTGTCCAATAGAAAAAGTAAAATCCTTTTCCTCTGTTCCGTCAAATGTTCCCTCACCACCGATACTTACACCAGTTCCAGCTATTATCTGAAATGATTTATCCAAAGTACCACCAGCAGCACCTTGTTGTACAGATATTTTTACATCTTTAGTTTTACTATCTCCAACTAAGTTAGTTAGATTTACGCTTACATCATCTCCAATTAAAATTCTTTTTGGTGTTAATGTTTTTTGAGTTGTAAGAACTTTATTAAATTGTTCAGGTATTAAATAACCTTTTAATGTTACTGTAAAATTAGTTCTAATTAATCTTTCTGAATTAACAGATACTTCGCTGGCATCTGTATAACTATCTATTGTTGTTCTAAATTTAAACTTACCATCTTCGCCCCAATAAGAACCCTCACTCCAAATAATTTTTTCAACAATTTTGTTCATCTGTTCGGTATAAGATGTCCAAATAACAAAATCATAACTTACACTTACATAATCTGGAACACCCACAGTATAAAGTTCATTGACTTTATTTAATCCTTGCTGTACAGCAAATTTATCATAACGATTTTTTTCTGAATATTTTCTTTGAAAAGTGTAAAATAATTTAGGATCTTTAGGATCTAATTTATCCACACTCATCGTATCATCTTTTTCTATAGAAGTTCTTTTAAAAGCTATTAGTGGTATGATAAGTTGTTTTTTATTATCAACTAAATATCCATTCTTTTGTACTATAGCCCATCTTTCGGGATTAGAATACATAAGTGGAACTTTGACAGTTTCACCATTCTCTTCAACTTCTGGTTGAATTGTATTATTAAAATAGAACATAATAGCTGCATCGATGTCCATCAATCCAACTGATATATTTTTTACTGTGTCGTCATCTCTCGACCTTATTCTGCCTCGATTTAATTCTTTTCTAGCAGAACGAGGTATTGGTTTTTTACGAGCCATTAGATACTCCTAATTCTCTCTATCTGTATAGAACTCTTTCTGATTAAGAAAGTGTTTGCTATAACCGAATAGTTTTGGTCAAATTGTCCACCTATTAATTGATTTTCATTTATAGAACCAACTTCAAAATATCCATAGTTCCAATCTATCAAATCACCTATTTCTAATACCATACTGGCATCTATAAAAGATTGTCTTAGAAATGAAAATGTTGCTGTTTGTCCAGCATCAGGTCCAAATTCTTCTTGATTAAAATCAAAATCTTCTGCGTCTATTAGTGCGTTCATCTGAACACCATCTTTATATACTTTTTTACCACCAGCTGCTTCACCATACATATTGGTTACAGATTCTTGAAGTGATGGTTTGTATACAACACACTCCTGATTTATAATACCATCTTTGTTATTTTGTTTATCCCCAACTAATTCGCGCGTAACTCTTGTAATTAAGTTTACATCAGATTGAGGTAAAAATCTACCAGCCATATGATTATCCTATGTATATTGGATAGGGTACTTTAGCCAATTTTTCTTGTAGAAATTCAGCCTCATCTTTGTCAGCTTCTAATAGAGCTTTTCTACTTGTTTGGTCTAACATTTCCCTAAGTTGTTCTACTAATGTTTCTTTTTCAGTAGACGCCTCTGTTCGTAAAGTGTCTCCATCTAATGTAGTTTCAGCGCCAGGTATTGGTAATGAAGCATATTTACTTCGTATTGTTCCTAATAATTCTTTACAGAGAGCTAATCCATATTTTTTAATCCATTGTTTACCAACTTCATTTATATTAGCAAATGTCATATTATCAAAAGGTGCATTTGAAAAATCTGTAATTACACCATCTGTAGTTCCTTGTAGTGTACTATCTCTATCTTGCTTTACTAAATATCTAAGATGTAAGTTATAGTTACTTGTTGGATTTGGAAATATTCTCAATTTGTTATTGACTAACTCAAAGGAATATGCAGACTTTCTTATTTGGTCATTAAACTCAATCGCTTGAACTTTTAATAAATCAGCGTACATCGGCATCATCATAAATTGAACAGCTGGCGAATTATTACCCCACCCAAATGAATCTAACATATTATACGAACCATCACCTGTACCAGCATAGGGATCGAAATATCTAGTAACTGCGGGCGAAGCCTCATAAAATATCTTTCTAACTTCTATGGCATTACCACTTTCAGATACTTCTGATATTAAAGCATTCAAATCATAAACTTGCGAACCACTTGTGATTTCTATAGAACCACTTTTAAAATCTACTGTGCCACCAACACCTGCTTCTGTTCCATATTGTTCAGCAAGTTGTATATTTCTACCTATTGTTGGCGTCAATTTTCTATGTGTTAAATCTGTTTTTGTAGCACCAGAACCTGTATTTTGTCCTTGTAATGCTAACATATTATCTCTTATATTAAATTGATTAACCTGTGCGCTATATTCTGTGATAGCTTCTTCGTAACAAGCATAAAATTGTTCTTTCTGTAATTCCACTGCTACTATAGGATAGCCTAATCTTTTAGCTGCCCAATCTGAAAATTTATCCACATTATGATTACTAGATCCCGAAAAGTCTGTATCTGCATCGTAAAATCCATATGGAGTATCACCAGTCGAAAATGAACTACTACCTGGCCAAATTGCTTCCATTATATTCTCCTAAAAAGATGTATTTATTCATTAATAAATATACAAGGCACAAAAAAAGGGTGAGAAAACTCCCACCCTTTTTAAGTAGATTAATTGATATTCAATTAAACTTGATCGATGTCAGTTACAATAACTTTTCCGTAGAATTCAGGACGAACCATCTTCTTAGCGTAACGAGTCATCACACCTTTACGTGGAGTAAAGTTTTGAGGATCGTATACTAACGGAGTCATAATCATCGGTACATACGGAGCATATACAGCACCTGTTTCAAGGAAGTTACTTCCTCTGAAACCACATAGTATTGTATTGTCTAGCATATAAGGATTCTTATAGACAGTATATCTGTTATTGATTGAACCAATTGCTTCAACACCCATAGCGTATGTCTTAGCAGAAGCGTCACCAGTATTAGCAACATATCCACTTACAGACTCTAAGATTGTAGCAGTTTCAGGTGAAACGATTACAAAGTTAGCACCACCACGTAGTGTTTTCTGATGAATTGCATTAGAAACAGATTGGATTCTAATTCCAAGTGTTTGGAACCAGGATGACTTTGTGTATGCGTTTGAAGCACCACTAATCTGTGAAAAAGCATCATCACCTGTGCCAGAACCATCATACTCATAGCCAACTTTAGCTGACCAGTATGCTGTCTTAGCAGAAGCATTAGCTTTTAACATATCAACGATTTCCAAATCGATTTCCATAGCGATATACTCAGATAGCATCGCTGTAAGTTCAGCTTCGGCATCAACAGAGTGATAAGCGTTAAGATCCTGAGCAAGTTCAGGTGTCCATACAGCTTTCAACTTTCTTGTTTTAGCAACGATAGCTTCACTTCTTAACTGGATGTCTACTTCTGGAATCTCAAGATCATCAGCAGAAGAAGGACCAGGTGTAGTAAATGAACTCTGTTCAAAATCACCACGATTCTCAGCAGTTGGAGATTCGTGATAGCGAACACCGAACAACATACCATCAGCAGGAGTAATCTTAGCAAAGAAACTCGCAGTTGTTACATTGTTTACATCATCGACAACACTATAAGCTGGATAAACAGCTGTTACACCAGAACCACTAAGTTCCCAAGCACGTATGCCATTGTAGTCAGGTCTAGTAAATAAACCAGCACCAAGTTGAACTTTTAAAAGTGTTCCATCAGCAACAGAAGCACTTAGATCAGGTTCAAAATCAACTTCTTTCCAAGTAGCAGAACCAGTAGTCATTCCAAGTGGAGTAATACCTTCAGCTTTCTTATCGTTGATTGAATATCCAAATTTACCTGCACCATAAAGACCACCACTAGCATCGCCAGAACCTGAAGTATTACCAAATACATCAGAGTTTTGATCGATTTGTGATCCGGCAGATCCATATTTGAAGTCTAAAAAGAAAATCAGACCTGATGGAAGATTCATCGGTTGTACACTAACAAACTCTTGTGCTGAAAGTTCACCAAAGATTCTACGAACCAGTGGTAAAGCAACACCAGACCATTCTTCTTTAGAACCGCCAGTACCTGTACCCGAAGCTTCTTTAATAAGCTGAGTTGCCTGGTTTTCTAAAAGAACAGCCATTCCTGTTTTCTTAGTGGAGTCATCGATTTCGTCTAACAATCCGGTCGGTTCCCATTTATCGACCAGTTTCCTAGTCTGTTTGAGAAGCTCTTTGTGTGGGTTATGCCCAGTCATCAAAGAGTTCAGATTATCAAAGTTTGACATTATATGTCTCCCAATTAAATAAGGTTAGCTAACTTCTTAAACCTGTCTCTCAAATCTGAACTTTCAGTTATTACTTCTTTTTCAGGTTTGGTAGACGCTACTGGTTTGGAAGCGCTTCCCTTAGATTCATTAATTTCATTTTTCCTAGCACCAAAAGATTCGCCAAGTGTAGAATACACTAACTTAACTTCTCTAAGGTTTGATGCTCTATCGAATTGCTCAACGACTTTCATCTTCTGTTCGTTAGACAAACCGTGCTTTCTGAACAGTTTGTTTGTGAATAAAAGTTTAGCATTTAGCAAATTGACTTCATTTAGCTTTCCACGAAGAGTTTCGATTACGGAACGATGTTCTTCAAGATCGGATTTAAGTTCTGCAACTTCATCCTTTTTCTCATCTTCATCTTCTTCCTCAGAAAGAGCTTTAAGAACTTCATCAAGATCTACATCTTCATCAACTTCTTCATTCTCTTTGAGTTTAGCTTTTCCGTCACTTCCGACACCAGAGGAATCATTAGCCTTTTTATTGACTCCTGTTCCTTTGCCTATGCCAGAAGATACATCATTTTCTTCAATTTCTTCACCTTCTTCGATTTCCTCATTCTTTTCATCATCATCATCTTTAGCGATTTCATCGATTTCAGACTCCAGCTCTTTAATTACAGCTTCTAAATCAAGATCTTCTTCCATATCGTCATCTTCTTTATCTTCGCCTTCTTCCATTTCATCTTCTTCATCTTCTTCTTCAGCGACTACTGGTGCATATTTAACACCATCGATTTCGATTATTTCAGATTCATCCATCTCATCAGAATCTTCGTCAGAAGGATCTTCGTCAGCATCTTTCATCGCCATTTCTTCTGGCGCTTCTTCGTCTGAAGGATCTTCGTCATCTTCTTTGTATGAGATTTCATCTTGCTTTTCCTCATCTTCATCTTCCATTTCTGTCTGAATCTTTTGAGAAAGCATATTCTGCAATCTTGGAGTGAAAGCCTCTTCTAAAGCCATCTTTGCATTTTCTAAAGCTGTTTCACGAACTGCTTTAGCGTCAGCAATTGCCTCTTTTAAGAGATCATCCATTGTTATTCTCCTGTTTGGATTTAGTATAGTTATTGGGAACTATAATAGAATTATTATATTTCGGTTACACCGTATATGATAGGAACGGTGTGTTTAGTTTTTATATATATAAATATAAAAAATTAAAATTTTCTTCCTCTTTTACGACTATCTTCTTCTAATAGTTTAACTTTTTTCCAATAATTACGAGCTTTTGCCTTACTTTTCTTTTCTTTTTTAATATCAGATGGTTTTTTGTAGAACTCACGCTCTCTTAAATCATACATTAAATTGGAATCTTTTACTTTTCTCTTAAATATACTAAGAGCTTTTTCGTAATTATTATTTTTTACAACAACCTTTATTGCCATATTTACCTCTAATCTGTTTCTTTTTTCGCCTTATAATTTCTATCTACATAATTGAAGAAGTCTTTTTTCTCTTCATCATTCATATCTTCAATATCAGATACATTAAATTTTTTCATAGCTTTTTTAAAGAATGCCTTATAATCATCTTCTTCTCTGAACATCATTTTATCAGCTTCATCCATATCATCTCTCATATCTCTATCATCGTCATCGTGACCTCGAACGTGCTTTTCGTTTATCTTATAATATCTTCCTAAAATATTTCCCATATCCTCATAAAGACCTGTCATTCTTTCTTGAAGAGAGTTAGCTTCCATAGCTACTTTGCCAAATTGTTTAGATAAACCTGTGAGTTCTTTCATATTACGACTAACAGTAACTTTGTCAAACATATCTTCTGTTTCAGAAAGTGTATGTTGTGCAGCACCCTCAGCCATTTTTGAAAGTGTTTCTGCTACTTGTTTTAAATTGCCATTACCATAAATATTTTCACCTAAAGAACTATAATTGTTAATAGAATTAACTAATTCTTTTACATTTATTTGTGGTTTTTTTTCTTCGTTTTTAGCCCACGGACTTCGTGAAACTACTCCACTCAATCCCACTTCATTCAATAAATCTTTTAGTTTAATATTTGACATAGTTTTTCTCCTTAGATATAAATATCTAATTTATTAATTTTTCTTATCACTTTACTAACTTCCAAGTTACATCTACCATTTTCCTTAATGGTAATTTAGTGAATTTTTTTTGATTAGATTTGTTAAGTGCTTTATAAACTGTCATAATAGCATTAGCAGTTGTCATATCCATATACATACCATTAATCTTTTTGGCTTGTTTTTTTTTAAGAACTGATTGTATATCTTTTATATTAACTTCATTTATATCACTTTTGCCAGTAAGTTTATATCCCAATACTTCAGCATTTTCTTTTCTTGCTTTTTCAAATTTTTGTTTAGCTTTTCCTTTTAATTCCCCACCAAAACCTTCTTGATACATTTCTCCACCTTTAGAATATCTTTTAAATATAGCTTTAATATGTCTATTTTGCATATCTTTTTTAAATTTAGCAGGATTGGCTTTCTTTAAAGCCAACAGATAATTATATAAATCTCTAACATCTATACCAACAGTTCTACCACCATCGTGATATGTTACTTTTTCAACTACGGATTCACCTGTGTATTGTCTTTTGTAAAAATCTACATCTGATTTAGATTGTTTTTTCGGAGCTGGCTTATCTTTTTTCTTAAATTTGTCTTTAATTCTTTGAAAAATACTTTTAGCTTTTTTATGAGCAGAAGGATCTTTCTTAGCATAAGATGTTTGGCGTGCAGTATTTACAGATACTTTTTTACCTTGTGCGTTTTGTATTGCCATTCTAGCTGCTGTAGCTATAACTGCAGGATTTTCGGTAATGACAGCCTCTTTCTTCAATCGACTTTTTTCAGCTCTTCCTCTGTTTTTAGATTGTGATTCAAATCCCACTATCTTTCCTCCCTTATGTGATGCGTCTTTACCATCACCATTTCCATAAGTACCTTTCTTACGATTATACTTATTTAATTCAGCTCTGTATTTCTTAGCTTTCGTAGAAGATTGAAATTTCTTATACTCAGCTTTGTAATCCCTTTTCTTTTCTTCCTTTACTTTTTTTGGTAAGTCATCGTGCTTTGTTTTAGCATACTTCCTTACACTACCTTTCTTCATAGACTTAGCAGCTTTCTGAGCTGCTTTTGAAAATTTTCCAGCGGGCGCTTCACCCTTTTGTATCGCCCTAACTATACCCATAAACTTTTGTTGTTGTTTGGATTTAGCTGGCATTTAGCCTCTCATTATATCATTAATTACTGCTTCGACTCTACCATACTTAGTATCACGGACAGCAATATTTTCCACACTCTCATTCATTGGATGAAGAAAAGCACCATGCGTAGATGGATTAGAAACGAAGTCAAAAGCAATTAATTCAAAATCATCTTGCACCTCTTGTGCACCATTTTCATTCATAGTTTCAACAGAACCCATACCACGAGAAGATATACCTAACTTAATACCATTCTTAAATAATTCTCTTAAAATGTTTCCACTTGGTGTAGTTAAGACTTCTACTGTACCAACTAAATCATCTCCATTAAAATTCATATCTGTTACATTATGAGATACATTCTGTAAATTAACAACAGATGATTCAGGATGGTCTAATTCACCCATAGCTCTTTTTTGTTTTACGAAATTAGCAGAATACTTCTTCGCTTCTCTTACTAAAATTTCTTTTGGATATACTCTACCATTTTGATTTTTGGTGTCTGCTCTTTGAAGAACACCTTTAACAACGAGCTTTCCGTTGTTTTCTTTCATAGCCTCATTGATTTGATCGGCTTGTATTTCAAATGGTAAGTAATCTACTATTAATTGTCTCATTTTAAGCTCCTAAATGTTCTGTCATAAATTTGTTTTAGAGGATGGTTCTTTGATTCTTTTACTGCTTTATATTTTTTTCCGTTGATTACTCTAACTGATTCTTTTTTAGTTTTTGCAAAATCTTTAATTTTCTTTTTTAAATCTCCGATAGTCATAAAACCAGTAACTCTTGTAACTGTTTCATCATCATATTTTGAACTAACTAATTCATCCCCATCAAAATATACATCATCTTCATCGCCTAATATTTTTGATATTTCAGGATCATCCATTATTGTTTTTTGTATATCACCTGCATCAATCATACCATAATTATCATCAGAAATCTGAGTAGCATTAGTTTTACTACCGTGATATAAAATTCCTTTAATTTCATTTTTTGCTGCTAATGAAGATATACTATCATCATCTAATTTTTCTTGAACTTTATACAAATCATCTTCTTGTTGGTCTGATAATTTATCACCATTATCATTTATAAATCTATCTAAATCAGTACCACTTTCAATATCTCCTACATCGGCTAACATTTCAGGATCTATTTTAGACACATCAGTATCGTCATCTCCAGCATCATCGTCAGCATCACCATCATCTGTATCAGGTTTGGCATCATCATCACTATCTCTATCAAAATCACCACTACCTAATTTACCACCAGAATCCTTTTCACTATCATCGCCATCATCACCTGACATTTTATTATAAGCAACTTTTGCTGGATGGTCATCTGGTTGCTTTTTAGCAGCACCAGCAGTCATTTCTTGAGACTCACCCTCTTTGTCTTTATACTTGACGATTTTATCATCATCGACATCAGCCTCATTCATATTTGTTGCAATTTCTAATAGTGAAATCATTAGTCTTTCTCCATCATTATTTCGTGTCTAAGACTTTCCAATTGTTCTATCCATTGGCCAAGTCTCCTTAACATATAATTCTTATCTACATCTTTTTTCTGTATCTCTACCTGCCATCTCTTTAACAGAGTTGAAATACTAAAAAGAGTGTCCATATAGGACTTCTTCTTATCCTCAAACGCCATAGTGAACCTACTGTAACTGACCAACTTTGTTTGCTAGTTTTACTAACCTCTCACTTATTTTGTTTAAAGCCTTATGGGTATTTTTCCAATATGACCTTGAATCGACATTCAATTCATTTTTAAGACGAACATTCATCTTTACTAATTTATTTAATTCATTAAGAGAATCCCTAATCTCTCTCATTGAACGACCAATCTTTTGTTTTGGTGTTAAACTTTCATCATTTCTATAATCGTGATACTTTCCCTCTTTTACTACATTATATCCTGTTGAATTGGTAGAAATTTTCTTTTTCTTTTTCTTACCTTTAGCAGATTTGCCAGTAAAAGCGTACGGCGTTTGATAGCCAGCTATATCACCAGTTACAGATGCTTCCGAAAGTTCTTTTCTAATTAACTCACGAATAATTTCTTTGAGTTTGTCCATTTTAGACATTCTTTAGCTCCTTAACTAATTGATAATACCTCATTAGTGTAACTACTTGCTTATCCTCAACTATTCTACCTTTCATAAGAGTTTCTGCTTGATTTATAGCTTCTTTTAGCTTAATCTTTGTAACTTTGTCTGAAACTTTAGGTAAATGTGATTGGAGTTCTTTTTTTACCTTAATTGTTTCGGTTTCAATAAACTCTTTAAGAGAATTTGTATTAGAAATGTTATTTATATACTCTTTTAGTAAATTTCTTTGAGTTTTACTAAGAGTACTATATTTTTTGTTAAATTTTTCAACTAAAATGCCATATGCAAGTAATCTTAAATCTTTTTCTTGCTTTTTGTATCCCTCAACCACTACATCTTCTTTCTTTTTGGCTGAAATTGACTTTCTAGTTATATTTTCTATAATTGTAAAACGACTTTCTGTTTCTACTTTAGGATTTGTAGGTTCTTTTATAGAAAACAACTTATAGATTGAAGCATTGACTTTATAATTTGGAATTCTTGCCATAAAAAAATCATTTATGTCATAATTTGAACGAACTTCTTTAATTAAATTATATTTTTCTCTTTTTAAAGAACTTTCATTTAATTTTTGTCTAGCCTTTATCACAGCATCTACTAAATGATTGGCTTTTGTTTCTGATTTATAGTTTTCAACAGTCAATACTCTATATAATTCATATTCTTTTCCCAATTGAGTATTTTTATTAAAAAATTCTTTTAATATGTTAGCTGCTGAACCTTTCTTATCGTTATTTAACACATCAACCGTAATCTGTCTAGTTAGTAACTCAAATAAAATTCCGGTATTACGAATTTTTGAGTGTTTTGTTTTTGAACTCATATTGAACTCCAATCATTTATACAATTCTTCATATATAAATATATGATTAATTAATTTTTCTTAGTATTGAGGGAAGATACTTCATCTTTATATTCATCTTCTACCTCACTTGCTTCTGAAAGTAGTGTTTTTGCATTACTTCCCAAATGTTTAAACAAATTTTCATAATGTTTAGTAGCTACTCCACCATAAGCCATCTTTTTATCGTGAGCTCCTAAAGGATCTCTACCTCTCGCACCACTATCCTTAGTATATTTATTAGCTTCTTTAGGTCGTCCAGCGCCAGGTTGTCCACCTCTTTCTGAACCACCCTCATCTTCTAACTCATGACCTGTTCTACCCATCGCTAAATCAGATGGTGTTCCTTGTGACTCACCACTTTTAGCAGGATCATTACCCTCAGCTTCAATTTGTTGCCTTCTAAATTTATTTTTAAAATCAAAAATTATTTGGTCATCATTTTCTTTAATTTGTTCATCGGTAAAACCAAATACATTTTTGTAAATCCATTCAGATGATACTAAACCATCTCTCAACATAGAATCAGCAAGTGAGGCTTTATTATTCCACAACTCAATTTTTTCCTGTTCATATATTGTAGATGGATTTGTCAAACCTAAATCAAAATTTACAAGCTCTTGATCTCTAAATCCCTGAGAATACAAATGAACTACAGCAATCTTAGTCAATTCACTAACTACAATTCTCTGTATTCTTTCAATTGTTCTGGCAAATCGAACATCCTCAGCTGCTAATGTAGCTTTAGAACCCAATCCCTCTTCATATCCTAAGAAAGCCTTTGGAACTCTTAGAGATGCCAATAATTTATTTTTTAAATATTCAATATCTTCAACTGCCTCGTAAGTTAATCCAGCCAAACTATCAATGGAAGTTCCACTATCTCCACCTCTTACAGGTAAAAAGAAATCTTCTGTAAGGTTTTGGATATTATAACGAAGATTGTAATCACCTGTTTTTTCATCAATAACAGGAGCCTTCTTCATTTTATTAACTACCTGTTGCATATAATTATCAACTTCAGCTGGCGGTATATTACCAATGTCTAATTTAAATACTCTCTTTTCTGGCGCTCTCATTATACGATGTATCAACATAGCATCTTCCATAAGAGTTAATTGTTTCCACACTTTTCTACCACCCTCTAATTGTGACCTACCATATGGAACATAATTAGAATCTGATAAAAGTCTGAAGTGAGCTACTTCATAATTCTCAAATGTCTTTGGGTCTTGTTGTTTAGCTGAGTGTCTACTAGCATCACCTTGTGGTGTTAATTGAAATTGTACCAAAGATGGATTATTAGGATCGTGCCCTTCTAAACGAGCTACATCATAAGCGGACATTGGTGTAACATTTGTTATACCATAATTTTCAGCAACTTCTAATTGTAAAAAGAAATCACCATACTTATTCATATTACGAATCCAAGGCCATAGATTAAATTCTATATTAATAATATCATAAAAGAGATTATGTAAAACATCATAAATTTGGTCATTGTCTGTTTTAATATCTAATACTTTACCATATTCATTTTTCATTGTTGATTCATCTGAATAAATATCTAAAGCAGAAGCGATGATAGAATCACTATCCATAGATTCGTAATCCCTAAACAATCCTAATCGTAATTGTTGTGCATATAATTGGTCGTTGTAACCATATTGTTGCATATTAGAATATAACTTAGTATATCTGTCTACTAAATTAGTTTGAACATTTGATTGTAATTGTCCTGTATCTACGATTTTTAATTTCTTACCACCTATATTTCTAACGATGGTATTTGTTGAAAACAATCGTTTTAGTCTTGAAAATAAATCTTGTTGTGCCATAATTTGCCTCTTAGTTAATTAACCAATCTAACGATTCTTTTTCTCCATTGGGTCCTACTTCCATTTCCCAAGAATTCGTTTTATTGGTTGGTGTTTGTGGCAACATCTGCGATGCTACACCACTTAAAGTTCTTTTAGTTAGCTCTATTCCCTCATTTCTAAGTCTTAATGCAGTATCTCTTACCCAAAGAGTAAGAGCAAAACTCATTACTAAATCATCGTTATAGCCCTGCATAGCTTCAGCTTTATTGTTGTTATATATAAATACAAACAACTCATCAATTAATCGATTTGAACGGACAATAACTGACTTTTCTCTGAAATATTCTTCTAATTTAGCAATAACTAATGGTCTTGTTTTCATTGTCATACTAAATCCAGCCACCATATTTCTATCCGATACTCTATATCTATTAGACATTTGGTGTTCTGTATCTACATACTTTAAATCTTTACTTGTGTAAAATAAATTCTCATAACCTCTATCAATACATTGTTGTAGTGTAGCCCAACCTATGTTGTTGTTCTCAACCACTAATAAAGCATTGTTATATTCTGTTGCTGTATTTACACATAGGTTTCCAAAATCTTTTGTTGATATTTTACCCTTATATTCTGCAACTTGCTCCATTGTTTCTATTTCCATAATATGAAATGCAGAATAATCTGAACCATCACCTCTACTAACATCAGCACTTAACACATAATCTTTAGTATAGTTTGCTGGTTGCCATATCCAAAGGTTACTATCCACCCCTCTTTTTTCTAATGGTTCTGTAACGTGTGTTTGTTTATACTCTTCTAATATAACACCATCAATAACAGTTTGTCCTGAAGTTAGAAAGTCACAATCACATTCTTGAGCAGCTAATGAAGGACCTAATAGTCTATTTTGTTCTTCTCTCCACTCATCATCTCTTTCAGGATGTAAGTTCCAATGTAATCTAATAAAGTTCCAATCATTAGTTCCATCTTCTGCACCAACCCAAGTCTTATGAAACCAATTACCTATACCATTTGGTGTGGATAAAGCGATACATTGTCCACCAGTAGATAGTGTCTGTGAAGCAGCAGCCCATATTGGTTCAATCTTATCAATGAAAGCAGCCTCATCCAAAATTAATAATGAAAGAGCCTCTGACCTACCCGAATCTTCTCCGCTTGAGACTGCTTTAATTTGTGAACCATTGTTATATCGTAAAGATAGTTTATTATCCTCTGTACATTTCTGTTTTAACCAAGAGGGTAAATTGGCGTGCATTACTCTTACTTTTGTTACTAAGTTTTTGGCAGTATCTTGTTTAGTTGCAATTACTAAGATATTTTTATCTTGATGAAATGTCATCATCCAGAGGGAGTAACCGGCTGATAATGTAGATAAACCTAACTGTCGTGCTTTTAAGATTATATTAAACCTATGTTCTTCAAAAGTTTTAAGTGATTCTTCTTGATAAGCCCAAAGATGAAAAGGAACTTTACCTTTTATTGGATGCTGAACCATACAATACTTTTTCATAAAGTATGCAGGATCTTGAGCGCATTTTTTATATTCGCTTTTTATTACCTCTTTTAGCTGCTTTGGTTTCATTATATTTTTCCTAAAATAAATCCAATGCCTAACCAAAGATATTGATTTTCATACCATTTTGTTTCAATCAACTTTACCATTTTCTCATTAGCTTCGTCACGAGCTTTAAGTAATTTAATCTGTGAATCTTTGGCAATAATTAATAATGAATCAACATTAGCAGATTCTTCTAATTTTACCACTAAGTTTTCACAATCACTAATCACTACTTTTTGTGATGCAATTAATGAATCAGCTTTTTCTATTTTGCCTTCCCATTGTGCGTCACGAGCCTTTAACATCTCTAATGCTTCATCATAAGTAAATGTCTTTGGTGTCTTTCCATCTTTTTGTATTTCCTGCCCATCTGCCATTGATAAAGCAAAAAAGAATATTAAAAAATATTTTAATACTTTCATACTAATCCTCACTTACTCTTGTGTTTTTAAAAGGTAAATTACAGCACTAGAAGCATCAGTTATTTTCTGTAAAGAAAATTCATATACTACTCCTGCAGATAAATTTGTAGCTGGTATTGTTCCACCTCCTGATAAATGAAATACTGCGCTACCGTGAGTTTTTACTATTGCAGCATTCCACCCATAATTTGAACCTGTATAAGCAGTCATTCCATCTGCTACAGTTGTAGTAGCATAAAATTTACCTGGATGCCCTTTCTTTTTGAACTCATCATAAGTTGACGGTGATTCGTGCATATCGCTTGACATTTTATTTCTCCCTATTTTTTAGCAAATTTTCTCAAAAAATCTTCAGCTGATTCGACTTCATCATTATCGTAAGCCTCTTGCATCTTTTGAGTTTTCTTTTTGCTATTAGTTAATTTTCTTTTGAGATTTCCTATCTCTCTTTTAGAAACTTTTTTATTTTCTTCTAATGATTTTATTTCTTTTTCAACTTTTTTCTCTTCTTTTTTGTTTTCTTTAATAACTTCTTTTAGCTTTTCAACTTCTTTACTTTTAACTGATTTAGCTGCAAAGAGTGCGCCTACTACACCAAAAAATCCGAGTATTAATTTCCAAATTTTCATTATTGTTTCTCCAGTTCGTTTAAAACTTTTGTGTATTCTTCTAAAGCCTCATCAGCCATAGCATTTACTTGCGTCATATCAACATCCCATTTTTCTTTTTCTAATTCAGGATAATTAACTCCAACTTGATTATAAAATTCAGGAGCTTTTTGATTTCTAAATTCATTTATTTTTTGTATAGAATCTTTTAAAAAAGAAATTTTATTTTGTCTGATTTTCTCTTCAGCCCATTCTTCATATTTACCCTCTATACGAAGTTTATTTTCTATCTTAACTTGACAATCAAAACAATGTCCGAACAATCTCCACATCTTATCATCTAATTTTTGTTTCATAACAGAATCACATTCAGGACAAAACCAAGGCATTCTAACCCCTTTCATTATCTCTGTCATTTTAGGAATAATATCACCCTTTTCTTTTTCTTTACCCTCATAGCCAACCATTACTCTTTTTTCAGGCGCTCTTCCTTGCAATAAATCCCCTAATGCTTTATTTTGTCTTTCTGTTTCTTTACTATATCCCATAATTACCTCACGAACTTTAACATTCCTAAAATTTGATTTACAGGTGCAAATGCTCCTGTATACTTATAAACCTTTCCTTTGAAAACAAAAGTTATTCCCTCACTTGGAATAATCTTTTTGAAACCACCTAAAGCATTTAATCTATCTAATTGTGTTTTTAACATTTCTAATTTAGAAGGATCCTTTGCTTTTTTTACCTGAGAAATTGTTTTAGTCAAATCATTCTTTATCTTTTGTACAGCTTTATCAGGATTAGCTGCTATAAAATCTTTGATATTAGATAATACTTCGGCACCCAATTCAAAGAAAAGAACTTCCCAATCTCTAATGTGTTTTTTCTGTAATTTAGAATGGTCGTTTTTATCAGTAGATAATACCCATTCTAAAAATTTAGGGTGGTCTTTTAAATCTTTTTTAATCTGCGGAATCTTATAGGACTTATCAAAAAATGCCCATCTTTTTAAAAGACCAGCCATAACATTATTTTTTACATTAGGATTATCTAATTGTTTTCCTGCGTTAAAAATATATTCATACCAATAGGCTTGGTGATAATCAGCTAATGTATCAGTATCTTTCAATCCGTACTCTTTTTTTAATTTGTTTAATTTACCTAAAAAGTAACTTTGTCTTTTACTAAAATCTTTTACTTTTGGCAAATTAGTAACAAATGGTTTTGTAATCTTAAATGCTTTTTGTATGTCTTGATTTATTTGCTTTATCATACCAGCTAACATTCTGGCACTACCTCTGTCCTCTCCTATTGGAGATCCAGCAGAATCGTACTCTATTGTTCCGTGAAATTGTAACAATGCTTTATCATATGGTATTACATTTGCTGTCTTTGGATATATCACTTCTAAAGACATAAACTTTTTACCCTCATCAAATACTTTGTCCTTTTGCGCTTTACTTAATTTTCCAACTGCTATCTGTAAATCTCTCATAGCATAAACAAAGGCTTTTTCGATTTCACCTCTCCCAGCGAACATATTTTTAATACCATTTATATCCAATGCACTGGCACCGTGATTTTTAATATGTCCTTTGTTACGAGCTGCGATAAGTTTTCCATTCTTCCAACTTATCATTATATTTTGACCATCTGTTTTTTCTGTAACAGCGCCTTCACTACTAAGATTACCTTGTAACGTATTAATAATTAGTGTTTTAAAATCTGAAAATGTAAGATTTTTATTATCAAATGGATGACTTAAATGACCATAAGCTCCGCCCATAAGCAGTAACTCCTTTTCTTTACTTCTTTGTTTTAATTTACTTTTACTTTGAATGTTTTCAAACAGACCATCTCCATCTTCATCTGTATAAGAATCAGCGTCAGCACCAGCTGCAAATAAACTACCTATAATATTATTGATAGCAGCTGAACTTCCCATCCAATTAACTATTTCCCAACCTAATGGTCTAACAACTTCCCCCATCCATTTTTTGTATTTATTGACTGCTCTCGTAGAGCCAGTAGCTTGACCGTGGTCTAAAAATGTTAAAGGTACTGAATGGTAGTTTGTCTCTATCCCATTCTCTGCTCTATCATCTAATATATAATTTACTACTTTCCAACCAGCTTTATCATATAAAGAATCTAACCATTCTTTAGAAGTTTTTTTATATGTGTTATAATCAGTATAAAATGTAGAAGGACCATCATCTAAATTTCCATCTGGACTAGAAGTAGCTTCTAACAAAAATTCTTCTATCAACTCATCTGTTATTATCAATGATTCAAATAGTTTTTTAAAACTTTTTGTCATCATATTATAGACAGCTTTGTCAAAGTATCCAAACGAACTTTTAAATAACTTTTGTCTTTGTTTTTCGTCTATATTAGGATCTCCTAACAATTGTCTCATTTGAGTGCCACTAACATTACCTGATTGTGGTGCTGTAAGATAATATCCGTGTATGTCGAATCCCTCTAAATTATTTTTGTTTTTCAAAAAGTCTTGATAGTAAGTTTTACCACCACTCTTTTTTGTGCCAGCTTTTAACCTACCAGCGTCTTTTGCACCAAAGGTGTAGACAACTGCTGTATCATCGGCTTTAAATTTTTTCAAAAGATTGTTTGCTACATAAGGTGATTTTTCCTCTATGATTCTGTTTTTAGGAATGCCCATCTTAACCATATGTTGAACTTTTTCTTTGAAGTTCAATGGATGTCGTGGTGGTTGTTTGATATTAGATGTGGTTATATAAGCCTCATCTACTCTCTTACTTAACCATTTGTAAGTAGCTAAATGACCTGAATGAAATGGTTGGAATCTACCACCAAATACACCGATTACTTTTTTATTTTTTTTTTCGTTCAAATTAGATGCACTATCCCCATTCTCAACAATAGAATATACGAATTCTTTAGTATACAAGTCAAGACTTTCTTTTATATTTTTTATTTTTTTATAACCACTACCATAGGGAACTGAAGTGTTTCCTTTCTTCTTCATCTTCTTTACCATCTTACGGCTTGGTGATGGTAAGAATCCTTTAGGTGCACCAAACTCTTCATTCTTCTTTTTGGTTTTCTTTTTCATCTTATTGATGTATGCTCTATAAACAGCAGCTTGTGAAGCCTTACCCATCTCTCTAGCTCTTTGTTCCATAGCGACAGCAGCTTGAATTTTGTGTGCGTGTTTTTTACCACTTCCATTTATCTTACTTACAGAAGCCTTAGCATCTGCGACTGTAGCGAACTTTAATCCTTTGATTGTTCCTTTTGGATTTTCATCTGTGTATAAATCTGAATGTGACTTTGAACCACGATGTTGTCCTTTCTTTCGTGGAACTCTTGGTGCTTCATCTACACTTTTCAAAAAGTCTGTATCTTTACCCATTCTAAATTTTACAACTGGCTTTCCATTTATTGTTGGCATTCCGTGTTTGTCTTTTCCAATACTTTTAACATACACTTTTTTGTTTTTGAATCTACCTACTTTAATTGTATCACCAACATTAACATCTATCTTAATAGCCTCAAAGAAACGAGATTGGCCAGGATCTTTAAATACTTTTTGAAATTTCTTTTCTTTTCTTAACCAAGCCTTTGCTATTTTATTTTTAGGTTTCTGTTTTAAAAACTTATCAATACCTTTACTAACTAACATTTTAAATTTTCTTTTTGCTTGATTGGCATCTAAAAACTTATTATTACCAACCACCATAAAATTACCCATACCAAACAAACCTTGAAAAAATGCTAAATTGTTTTGAACATCTTGCCAACTCTTTCTAACAATTTTTTCTGGCACAACCCTTGCTCTTTCTTCATTTCTTTGTAGAGCAACTTCTAATGATGTATTAACAAAAACCATAAAACAATCATAACCCAATGCTTCTAATTTTTGTTTCTTTTCTTTTACAGAACCATATTTGTGTCCAGTTCCATCTATAATTACACCCAATCTACCCTCAGTATATAATCTCAATCTTTCTTTACTTAATGTTTTGGCAAATGCTCTTAAACCGCTTGTATCGTAATCAACTTTATTTCCATCTCTATCAACACCTGTCAAATCAGCAAATAGTTCATCTGGCATAATATCTAAGTCTGTAGTACCATAGTATTTCTTTAGTAACATTTCCAATTCAGAATCTTGGTTTACCATTTTTAAACCTGACTTAGATACATTTATCTTTTCAGGTATACCAAATAATTGACCAGCAACATAAGATTTACCACTTCCAGGTCCACCAGCTAAAAATATAGCTTTAAATATACCTGGATCTCTAGCTCCCTCAGTTAAAAAAGGTTTTGTTAAGAATTCTGTGAGTTTATCCATAATTTCCTATGTAGTTATTCATATATAAATATAAAGTTTGTGAATTATCCATTATTGGTAAGTGTCGTTTTTAAAGCGTTAAAGTCACTACTACCACTTATTTGTGCTTTTAGAGTTTCTACCTGTGAAGATAATTCTTGTATAGCTTTTATCATCGGTGATATAAATTCATCATATCGTAAACCTAATTCAGGATCTGATATAGCAGTAAAGTTTTCTATTTCCCAAGTATCATTATCACGTATATCTTTTTCACTTCCACTTACGCTTGCACTAACAAACATTCTATTTTCAATATACCCTGCAAAATTATCTGTATGTACAGAAGATTTAGCTAATGATTCAGAAACTTCTTGTGCTACTAATCCATAATGATTTCTATTAGAGTCACCACCTATCCGTTGATACTTTACAGGATTTAAATCATTTATAAATTGCAATCCTAAATCCGAACCACTTATTTGTGTTTTATTTCTTCTATCTGATGTTTGTATCGTTCCATTTGTAGCTCGAACATCATCCCATTTAAAACTAGCTGCTCCTAAATCATAAACATCATTTGTTACAGGTTGACAAGCACCAAGAATCTCTATTCTTGCAGAAGCTCTAGGAACTGTAATTTGTTCTTTGAAAGTAGTAGCGTGCATTGTTCCAATTTGGAGATCATCAGTAGATTCATTATAAACTATCTTTGCGCCATACTGTGGTTCACTTACACTAAAATTTCCTGTTTCATAAAAAGTTATACCACCAGAAGTATCTTCATTACCATCTTGACATCGAATACTTATCCAATTATTGTAAGTGCTAGTCGCACCTCCTAATCTAAGAACTGAACCAGCTAATGAAGGATCAGAGTCAGTATCTATGATGACATAACCAGGAGTATTTGCATCACTAGTATCTCCCCCTATTCCAGGTTTTAAAACCACATTTCCACCAGCTGCTTGGTTTAAGTAAGAACTCCCACCCTGTATTTTTACATCACCACCAATTCCAATTGGTACAGCTTGTCCAGCAATTTTAATTTCTTGACCATTGTCAGATCCAGAGCCTGAAAGGATGTGTAATGTTAAATCCTCAGTAGCGGTTGAAGGTCTTAGGTTTGCTCCTAAAAAACAATTGTTTGTGCCTGTTGCTAATGCAGTAACAGTATCACCAGCTATGGAACTTGCACGCATTTGATTTTTACATCGAATGGAACCAGTGACTTGAAGTGGATTTGTATTATCAGCGTC